GCGCCGTCAACGACGCCTACACCGGCATGGTGGTGAGCATCACCAGCGGCACCGGCAACGGTCATGTGGGCCTGATCACCCAGTACGTGGGCAGCACGAAGGTCGCCACCGTGGCGGCCTACACCTCGACGTTTGTGCCTGGCGTCGGCAGCGGCTACAGCATCGGCGCCAACGTGCGCTACCTGCCGATCAGCACGATCGACGGCGTCAGCGACACCAGCTGCACCATCCAGTATCGCCTCGGGGGGCCCAGTGGCACCGAGATCGTCCACACCCTGACCGGCTGCCGTGGGACCGCCACGATGAACCACACGCTGGGCCAGATCCCGACGATCACCTTCAACATCACGGGCCTCTACAACGCCCCGACCGACGCCAGCCCGGTGACGCCGACCTATGCGAACCAGGCGACGCCGCAGTCGTTCCGCAACGACACCGCCGGATCGTTCCGGTTCTTCGGCGTGGCCGGCTGCCTGCAATCCAGCAACTTCGACTTGGGCAACCAGGTGGAGTACCGCGAGCTGATCGGCTGCAGCAAGGAGGTGCTGATCACCGACGGCGCGATGAGCGGCACGGTGGTGATGGAGACTACCAGCATGGCGACGTTCAACCCCTTCGAGCAGGCCCGCACCGACGGCACCCTGGGCCGCCTGAACTATCTGCACGGCACGACCGCCGGCAACCGGATTGGCCTCGTGGTGCCCTACTGTGACCTCGGGCTGCCGGCCTACCAGTCGGCGCAGGGTGTTGAGCACTTCACCCTGCCCTACACCGCCGTGCCGAGTGTGGCCGGCAACGACGAACTGATCCTCTGCTACTCCTGATCTCCTGAGCCATGCCCTACACCAAAGTGAAGGCCACCAGCTACCGGTGGCCTGTGCCGATTCGCACTGCCGGCGACGGCGGTGTTCAGATTGAGGAAACCTTCGATGCGGTGTTCCGCCGGGTGACCCGCCCGGAGATGCAGGAGCTGACCGACAAGGGCGACGAACAGCTGGTGCGCGGCGTCCTGATCGGCTGGTCTGGCATCCTTGATGGCCAGGGTGAGGAGATCCCCTACAGCGAAGCGGCCCGGGATGAGCTGATGCTGGACCAGTCGTTCCTGCGAGCCGTCATCGAGGCCTTCTACCTGGGCGTGAACGGGGGCAAGGCGGGAAACTAGCCGCGGTCGCTCGGTACTGGGCGACCGGCAGCAGCGGCAGGGATTACTCCGAGGCCGACCGTGACGCGGCGGCCCTCGGGGTGATCTGGATCCGCGACGATGACGAACGCAGCGGCGACTGTGAGGTGTGGGAGGAGAACTGGGAGACGGTGCGGATGTTCATGCGTCTGCAGACCCAGTGGCGGACGACGATGGCGGGGTATCAGGGCCTGGACTACAACGCCGCCCGCTGGCTGCTGGACCTTTACCATGTGGAGGACCCCGTCACGATGCTTGAGGGCCTGCAGGTGATGGAGTCAGCCGCGCTGGAGGAGTTGAACCGAGATGGCTGACAACGCGACGCGACTGAAGATCCAGGCCTCTGTTGAGGGCATCCAAGGGTTCGATGGGCTCAAGCGGTCGCTGCAGGGGTTGGCGCAGCAGTCTGCCGCGACCCACCAGGACCTGTTCAAGCTCAACGCCGCCTACGAGAAACTGAAGCGTGGTAGCGACGGCAGCATCGCCGGCATGAAGGCGCAGATACAGGTGCTGTCAGATCTGCGCGAAAGCGTCGGCACTGGCACTGTTCTGTTCAAGCGCTATGGGACTGAGATTGAACAGATCAAGGCGAAGCTGGAAGCGGCGGCGCAAATTGGCAAGGTAGTTGTTTCTGAGCAGGAAAGACTTAATACCGCGTATGCAAGGGCGCAGAAGAAAGGAAGTGACACGATAGCCGGAATCAACGCGCAGATTTCTGCACTGTCTAACCTGCGAAATAGCACGGAGATCACAAAAGAGGCATTCCGAGACTATGGGATTGAACTTGGCAGACTGCAGGCGCAACTAAAAAGAGTCACCGCCGTCCCGCAGATTGGCGCCCTTGGAGAGCAGCAAGGACAAGGCGGCAATACGATTGCAAATCTGCGCGACCAGATTGCATCGCTTACTCAGCTAAAAGAGCAGGCAACGGTTGGAAGTCAAGCGTTCAACGCCTATGACGCGTCGCTGCAAAAGCTGCAGGCCCGGCTGAAAGCCATTACCACGACTCCTGAGCCAACAATCTTTTCGCCAAGAACGCTGGCAATTCTCAGGCAAGTTGACGGAATTAGCGGTTTTGACAACCTGAAACAATCGCTGCAGGGGTTGGCGCAGCAGTCCGTTGGCACTGATCAGGATCTCAAGAAGCTCGCCGGTGCCTATCGGCAGCTCAAGCAGAGCGGTGATGGCACGATCGCCGGGATGCGTGCGCAGGTGCAGGTGCTGACGCAGCTGCGGGAATCGGTTAAGGCTGGGACAGCAGACTTCCGTGCATACAGCACCGAACTGCGACAGGTTCAGGCGAGGCTCAACGCTGCCAGCGGCGCTACGCCCGCTCGCGCAGGCGGAGCCGCCGGCGCCGGCCTGATCGGCGGCCTGGCAGCCCGCGTGGCGGCACCTCTGGCGACCGTTGCTGGAGCAGGGGCAATCACCGCCGCCGGATTTGACGCAGAGGCCTCACAGGTCAGACTCAAGGCGCTCACCGACCAGTTCGGCGAATACAACCAGGCGCAGCAGGCTGCGGCGACGATCGCCAGCACCCTGCGACTGTCAACTGCCGAGGCAGAAGGCCAGTTCGCCACGTTCTACGGCACCCTGCGCCCGGCCGGCATCAGCATCCGCCAACTGGAGGATGCGATGATCGGATTCGGTGCGGCAGCTCGAAATAGCGGCGCCACGGCGCAGGAGACCGCTGGTGCCATCATTCAGCTCAAACAGGCCTTGGCCAGTGGCGTGCTGCAGGGTGAGGAGTTGCGAGCCCTGCGAGAGCAGATGCCGCTGGTGACGCAGCAAATCGCCAAGGAAATGGGAATCAGTATTGGCGAGCTGAAAAAGGCCGGCGAAGAAGGCAGAATTACGACCGAGATTATGTTGAAAGCATTGTCTAAGCTAAGAGATACGCAGTTGGGCACATTGCAGTTGCAGTTCAACACTGCGCAGCAGGCAGTCACCGACCTGGGCAATGCGTTCAAGGACACGAGTGCCGAGCTGTTTAAGCTGTTCGGGCCGACTGCAATTTTGGGCCTGAGATCGCTGACTGATGCGATTCGCGGCGTAGGGAACGAGCTGAAGATCATTGAAAACAGCAGAGCGGGCAGGTCGGTCTCCGCGACAGCGCAAGCATTGTCCAAAATCGGTTTGCCGCTGCAGCAAATCAGCGGACTTGTCGCTGGCATTGGCACTCAAATTGCGTCCCTGTTCGCCAACCCAGCCGTAACTGCAGCGCTGAAGATCATTCAGACTGCCTATGCGAATGAAACTGCAGGTGGAAGAAAGCTGACCGCCGCCGGTGTTCCGTTGACGTTCAAGGACGACACCGGGAATGTCTATGACACGGCGACTGGGCGATTCCTGCGCAATGAAAAACCGGCACTGAGCAGGGAGGCGATAGCGGATGCTCAGGCTGCGGCGGATGAAAACAGAAGGCGAGGCATAGAGGCTAGAGAAAAAGAGGCGAGGGAAAAACGGATCAAGGCTGAGCAGAGTCGCGCCATGGTGCTCGGCGGCCTGACTGGCGGCGGGCAGGCCGACGCAAGCCGCGGACGCAGCAGCGGCCCGCACCTGCACGCTCAGTTTGGCGCTGGCGTCTCGGAGGCAGAAGCCATCAGACTGATTGACGCCGCCCTTTCGTTTGGGGGCAGGACCGCGTCATCGTTTGGCCGCAGCCGAGGATATGCAGGGCATGGCTATCCCGCCCTTGATGTCCTCACGCCACAAGAGACAAGATTCACGCTGAAACCTGGATACACCGGTACCGACCTTGGCATTCAAGGTGCATTGGGCCGTGGAATGCGCGTTAGCGGGCCAGGCGGAACATTCACGCTGGGACACTTAGCTGGCGTCACCACAGGCAAGTCAGGGCAGCTTGTCAATGCACAGCAGCAGGCATTGAATCAGCAGGCACAAAGGGAGCAGAAGCTCGCCGAACAACGCCTGAAAGACCAGCAAGACTACTCCGCCCAACTCCGAGAAGATCAAGCCAGCACAAAAGCCACAACCGAAGAGCTACAGCTGCAGCGTGATCTTAGAACGGCAGCTACCGAGTCTGACAAGATTCGTGCGCAGTACGCGCTTGATTATTTCAACACCTATCAGAGCCTGACAAAAGAGATTGAGGGCATGGTGGACCCCATGTCAATCCTGCAGCGGATTCAAGCCGTTGATAACGACATGGCCGAGCGCTACAAGGAGGGGATCAAGGAGATCGCAGCGATTGAGAATGAGCGTGCGATGCAGCTCGGCTCTCAGCAATGGCAGGACCAGCAAGTCACCCTCGCCGCCACGCTCAGCGACTATTACAGCCAGCAATCCGAGAAGCTGCAGGAACAGAACGAACTGGCCGGCAGCCTGGCCCAGACGATCGGCCAGGGCATGCAGCAGGCGTTCAGCCTGGCGATTCAAGGTGCCGAGAACCTGGGGCAGAGCCTGCAGGAGCTGGGCGCCACGGTCCTGAAGGACATCGCGCAGCAGCTGATCCAGATCGCGGTGATCGCGCCGGTCATCAGGGCGATCAGCGGCATTGGTGGTGGTGGCGGCATCGCACCGATCTCTCCCGGTATCAACGCCCTCCCCGCCGGTGATTTCAGCCAGTTCTTCGCCCCCGCGGCCGGATCGTTCGCGGCCGGGCTGCCGACAGCCGGGATCACCCCATTCCAAGGCGGCAACCCTTTCAGCTTCGCCGCCGGCGGCATCATGACCCCCCAGGGCCCGGTGCCCCTGCGCACCTATGCCCGCGGCGGGATCGCCACGGCCCCGCAGGCGGCGATCTACGGGGAGGGCTCCATGCCTGAGGCCTTCATCCCCCTGCCCGACGGCCGCCGGGTGCCGGTGGCCCTGAAGCAGTACCCCGGCATCCCAGGCGCCTCCTCAGCAGCCCAGTTCGAGTCCACCGATCAGGTGGTCCAGCGGCTGGTCGAGACCGCCCGCCAGGAGTCCACCGCCCGGGCCGCGGCCGTCGCCGGCAGCTCGCCGGATGGCACGGTGCGGATCAAGGTGGAGACGACCCGGATCAACTCGGTGGAGTACGTCACCGCCGAGCAGGCCGAGGCCCTGGCCCAGGCCGCCGCGACCCGCAGCACCGCCCGTCAGCAGCGGGCCCTGCAGTCCAGCCCAGGGGCCCGCCGGAGCCTGGGGATCTGATGGATCACGACATCTCCGAAGGCGTCTACGTGCAGCTGCTGACCCGCGACGGGGCCCCGACGGGCTACGCGTTCCAGCAGTTCCACACCGGCGAGACCCGCACCTATCAGGGCGTGGACTACATGCACGCCGGCTTCGCCTACTCCGGCGCGACGGTGGACCTGGGCTTCCCCAACGCTGAGGCCGTGCTGGCGTTCAACGCCGACGTGCTGGGCCTGAACATCTGGAAGCAGG